CACAGTGGTACCGCCGGAGCCGCCATCCTTTAGCAGCAACGTGCCAGCAAGGCTGGCCGTCGCACAGATGGAGAACCCCTTGATACGCGCCCGGGAACCAAAGATGGAGCCCGAGGAGTTTCTGTGGGTTGACTTAACGTCATATTGCATCGTCATGATGCGGCCCTATTAAGAGTCAGCAAACGGAGTGGCAACAGTACCGGTGCCCAGCACCGTACCAGTCACCATGTACTTGTTAGCAGCAACAGCCACAATCTGCACCCACGTACCAGCAACACCACCCGTGGTGCTACCGTTGAAGTTGATGAAGTCGTTGGTAGCGCCAGCCACAAAACCCACAGTCGCGTTGGACGAGTCGGTGTCGATGGACAGAACTGCGCCAACATATTTGTCGGTGCCGTCAGTGCCAATCTTCAGCGAGCTAGTGGCGATGGTGGTGGGAACCCAGATGGTGTAAACGACACCTTCGTTGTTCACGGTGTTGGGGTCTGCGCCGGGGCCAGAGGTGACCGGGTCGGTCGAGGCATTGATCGTCGGCAGGGTCAGCACGACGTTGGAAGCCAGCGTGCCACCAACAGTCAGAATGCGACCACCATGGTCAATCGGGTTCAGCGTGGTGCTGGCCGTGATTGCAACAACGGAGTTGGGGCCTTGTTGATAAATGCCGCCCAGCGAACGGACGGGGCCTTGGAAGGTAGTACGAGCCATTTAAACCTCACATGCGAGTTGTGGCGCTGCTGTCTGCATGTCGTCAGGCCGGGACCTGTCAGCAACACCGGATGACCCCGGATTTAAAGCAATATATACCAAAAGAAAAAGGGGCACAAGGCCCCTTTTCCTATTTTCCGGTCGATTAGGTCGAACCAGAAGAACCCCACATGCCGAGCGGGTCAGACCAGCCGAAGCTGTAACGCTCGCGGGACTTGTAACGGACGTTGCCCGTGTCGAAGTCGCCGTCCATGCTGTTTGCCAGCGGGGTGCGAACAAAGTGCTTCATGCCGTTAGGAACGTCGGTCGTGAGGAACCAAGCGTTGCTGTCGGTCAGGAAGTTGTTCACGGTGTAGCCACCAGAGATGGTGCCCATCTGCTTCAGCGCGTTGATGTCGTTGTCAGCAGTCGAGACACGCAGTTCGGTGTCCAGCAGACGCTTGGCAACGAACATCAGGCCCGGGGGGACAACCAGCTTGACCGGCTTGGCAGCAATCAGCAGTCCACGCTCATCGGTCCACGCAGCGATTTGAATCGTGGCGTTTTCCAGCGAGGTTTCGTTCAGATCAACTGCGGTCGAGGGGCTGTTGTAGTTAACGCCGCCGCCCACGGTGGGGTGACCCACGCGAGTGCCAGAAGAGTTAACACCAAACAGCGACACGTTATCGCCACCCAGATAGTTCTGGCTGAAGCCGTTGTTCAGAACGGACGCAGCCTTAACCTGCTTGGTGTACGCCATGGCGCGAGCCAGAGCCTTGGTATAACGGGCAGACAGACTGTCGTACAGGTTGTCTTCCACAGCTTCTTCCGTGATGGAGAAGCCCAAGGCAATGGTTTCGTGGACGTAGCGAGCAGTGAAAGCTTCCTGCGCGTTGTCGTAAGCGATGGCAGAGCCTTCGTTCTTGACAGGTGCAGCACCGAAGCCAGCGAGCTTGGTCTCTTCTTCGAAGGAACGCTCAGAGGTCTCGGTTTCGTAGATTTCCTTGTGCTGCTCGCCGTAGCGGGCGTACTCCATGCCGAACAATGCGTTCAGGCCGGGAAGGAGTTCTTTAAGTAGCTGTGCGCGAGAAATAGCCATTTTATATTACTCCTTACAGACCAACAGCGTTGGTATAGCTGTGGTAGCCGGGGTTAATCTTCACCAACAGGTCGGTGTAAGCGTCACCCACGGTGGAGGTGGTGCTGTTCACGAAACCGATGACACGGAAGGCCGCGCTAGTTGCGACGGCAGACGCTCCAGCAACGACGGAAGCCGTCGAGTTGCCAGTGGTGGTCGAGCCGGTAGACACCGCGCCGGTGGAGAAGAAGACGTTAGCGCCCAGAGCGGCTTGAGTCACAGTGCCAGCGGACTGGACTTGGAACACCACGTTGGGATCGTCAATCACCTGAGCAGTGATCACGCCGGTTACACCGGTGGGATAGTACTGCGAGAAGATTTGTTGGCCTTGAGCGTTGACATACGAGCAGCCAACGAAGACGCCCACGATACCGGTGTTAGCGGTGCCGGTGGGGAAGCCGTTGGTCGTCGCGTCAGCGCCGGTGGCGGTAGCAACAGCCAGATAACCGGCCGAGGTCACATACACGGGCGAGCCGTTGTAAATGGTCGAAGCGGTACCAGCGGGGTCGATGAGGAACGTGCGGGTGCTGCCAGCATAGGGCAGGCCGCCGATCTCATTTACGGCGCGTAGGCCGTAGGGAGAAGCGGTAGAAGCCATTTAAGACACTCCAAATTTAAGAACCAGAACCGAAGCTGACCTTGGATTTCTTCTCAGAGAAAAGAGGCATCCGAGGATCAGATTCACGAAGAAAGCTGTTGTCTACCGAATCCATCTGAGCCTTGTTCTGGTGCGCATAGTATTGCGCCCGTTGAGCCATGAACTCTTCCGGGATGCGGCAAAGCAACAATCCACCCACCTCAATGTTGCCTTTAAAGCGACCTTCGGTGGAAGCGTGCATCATTAGCTCAGGATAGTCCTCTGCTTTGCAGGGCTCATATCCTTCGCGCAACTTAGAAGAAATGTTGGTCGGGTCAGCCGAGCCCATAGCTGCAATGCGCACCCACCGATGAGACCAACCGGGTCGGTTATCGGGGCTGGGCAGCATCTCTGGCGGACGCCACGCTTCGGGGCGTTTAAATGCCACCTCACGAGCATCTGCGTCACGGCTACGGCGATTTTGTTGAACCTGTTCCATTATTGATTCCTTCCAAGCTTAGCAACCTCTTTAGCGTAGACTTCCAAAGGCACCCCAAGGCGACGAGCAATGCTTGCTTCGGATGACTTCAGTTTGACGCGAGTAGGCGGGGTACTGCGGGAGGCCGGAGCCACCACAGTGGATTTTGAGGCACGGCGGGGAGGTACTTCCTCTTCAGCCGGTTCTGATGCTTTGGGAGGTTCATCATCCTCATGGCTCTGAGATTCAAAGAACTCAGGGAATCTTTTGCGCATGGTCTGATCTACTGTTTTAAAGTATTCATCAGTACCGATGTAGTCAGCACCATACTCACGCTGTAACTTTCTGTCAAGTCCCATCGCAGTCATGGTCATTTCGTCGTCAACGCCAAACCAATCTTTGTTTGCCTCCACCCATTTACGGGTCTTTGGCTCTAGGTTTGGAGCGGGTGTTGCAGGTTTGAAGTTGGTTTCTTCGTTGACGATAGGCCGCATATTCGCGGTCTTGTCGATCATCAAAGTGGCTTTAGCAACCTCTTCCTGAGCATCTGCCAAAGCATCAGAATCCCCGGATTCAAATGCTTCCTTGAGTTTCTTCTTGGCTGCGGCTAGTTCCCCGGTCGCAGATTGCTGGCTTTGCTGGATAAGCACCTTGCTGCCAGCTTCAAGCTGCCCTTTCAGGCGCTTGTTCTCGTCAAGGACTTGCCGGGCAAAGTTCTCGGCAGCCTCACGCTCGCGGAGGGCCAATTCCTTGGCTCTGCGTTCATCGTGATAGCCGCGTGTAAATTTCTTGATCCGGGCTTGGACCTTCTCGTCGTAGCTGTTTAGCTCGTCGTCGGTAGGCTCCTCTGGAGGGGGCGCGGCTTTGCGGCCACGATCCTCTTCGGGAGTGTCGTCTTCAATTTCAATCTCGACCTCACGAGCCTTGCTCTCAGGCTCTTTCTCGTCGGGGAATTTAAACTCGTCTTTTATTTCCATTTAAACGCTCCTTAGCTTGCACGGGTGATGCCACGCGGGTCTTGAACAACGGCCTCAACAGAGTCATCGTTGATCAGCCGGAACTCACGTCCGTGAATCTTCAGGCGCGTACCGGAGTTGGGTCGCACAACGACAAAGTCGCCCACCTTGCAAGATGGCCCGTTAGGGAAGCGCTTCTCGTCCTTGTAGCAATCAGGACCCATCTTTACCACGAACAACACGGGAGTAAGAATCTCCTCGTGATACATGGTCTTGGAGTCTTTAATAAGCCCCACCTCGCTGTCGGCAAACTCTTCCATTGCCTCTGGAACCACAGTCAGGATATGGTAGGTAGAAGGATCAGGTAGCTGTCTGGCCTTCTCTTCCGCGCTCTTGTTTAGAACGCTAGAAAGGTCAATAGCCTTTAAATCAAACTCACTCATCGTCTTTTTCCAATCTCTGCACAAGGCCAATGATGATCTGTTCTGCGGATGTCAGGCCCCGGATGACTCCACAGACATGCCGATACTCGGCATAATCAGCAGCGCGACCAGCAGCTAGGAAGCTTTCTTGGTCTGCGCGTGTTTCTTTGATGAGCTTGGCGGCGTGCGCCAATACCTTTACTTCATTCACTCATTCCCTTTTTTGGTTGGGGTAAATGGACGCGCTACCCGTTGCGCTTGTTGGACCGACATCTGGGCACGGTGTTTGGCAATGTCCGCGCCGATCCTCATTCCTTCGCTCTCCTGCTGGCGGTTGAGCTTGTCTTTCTGCGCAGCGGCAGTTGCCGCGACTTGCATAGCAGCGATCTCTTTCTGAGCCGCGATACGTGATTCTTCGATACGAATCTGGTCGGCCTTGGCTGCGGCCTCCACCTGTTGCTTCTGGGCCTTGAGTTGAATCTCGGCCTCTTTGATCTTGAGTTCCTGCATCTGCATCTGGACCACCGGGTCCTGCATCTGCTGTTGGTACTGCTGTTGCTTGGCCTCGTCGCTGTTCTGTTTAAACAGTTCTTGTGCCGCAGAGGCTGCCATCTGGGCAATCTGATTTGCCATGTCGGGCTGCACCAGCTTGTTCTGCTCCTCGTTCGGAAGCATCATGCCCATGCGCCGTTCCATCTCCATCCGGTACTCAAACGCCACGTGCTCGTTGATGTGAGCCATCATTGCGGCCTGAATGGCCTGCGCTTGAGGGTTCTGGCCGATGATCTGGGCAATCTTCGGGTCCTGCATCGCCATCATGTGGACTTGGATGTGGGCCTTGTGGTTCTGCTCCATGAACGCTTTCAAGGGTTTACCCGTAATCGCATTCATGTTTTCTTGAATGGGATCGGTGGGAACCTCGTCGTCTTCAATGGGCACCAGCTTCTGGGCGTTCTTGACTCCCAGAACATCAATCATCTGGCGGTGCAGCAGGGGCAGGTTGTAAAGCTGGGGAGCCTGCTGGGCCAGTTGGATGACCGCCTGATACTGGACAACCTTCTGCGCCATGGTGGCTGCGTTGGGGTCGCTGACCGGAATGACATCAACTTGGTCGTAGTCAGACTTCTTGGCAAAGCGGCTACCTTCCTCCGGCTCGTATGTGTACTCTTCCGGGGTGTAGTCAGCGATGATGCCCTTGAGCAGTTTAAATTCCTGCTTCATGGCGTAGTGCATACGGGACTGCACCGCGCCCATGACCTTCAGGGTGCGCTCCAACAGGGCCAGAGTCGTACCAACGGGGGCGTTGGCAGACATGTCGCTCACGTTTAAATCACCAGAAGAGGCAAACGCCCGGCCTTCCTGAACAATGTTTTGGAAGAGGGAGTACAGAACCTGACTGGGCTCCTTGTACGGGAGCGGCAGGATGTTGTCGCGGATCGACCCTGACGGGACATCTACGTCTCGGAACTCTCCGGGAGCGATGGGGGTGTCATCTCCCTTGATCCGAAGACCCCGCGATTTGAGACCACCGGGGAGGTTAGACAGAGTGCCAGCGTCAACAAGCTGGCGGATAAGCATGGTCGCGCTCTTGGCGTAACCACCGATGAGGTGGATGAGGCCATAGCCATAGAAACCAAACCCGGGAATGTACTGGTAATGTACGAAGTGTTGTCGTTTGAGGTGAAGCTTGTCCCCCTCATACCAATTACGGCGGATGGCAAGGATTTTTGCCGTGCCCTTTTCCACCGTAACGACATACGGAAGCGCGATGCCCGTTTCTTCGCCGTGTTTGTTTGTGTGCTCATGGCCGGGGAGGTCTAGGTCCACATGCATCTCAAGGATGCGGAAGCGGTCATCTTGGATGGCCGACATGCCTTGTTCTTCAGCCTTCTGCTTTTCGATGTCGTCAAGTTCATCGCTTGGGTCGCCAAGATCGACATCCCGGTAGAACCCGGCTTCCTGAAGACGCAGAACATCATTCTGGGTCTTGCGCATCACATGGGTAACACGC